AGAACAGCTGAAGCTGAAAAAGCACATCTTCAGAATAAAATCGATGATGCAGCTCCTCAAGTTTCTGTAGCTACTTAATTAAAAAGCTACATCGTTGGAAAAAACACATCCACATTACAGGCTCTCTTGCGCTTTATTAAAATCTGATATATAAATTAATTACTATACAATTAATTAGAACATAGACGCGTATAGTCGACGGCCTAGAGACTATGTTCATTAAACTAGGAGGATATAATCATGGCAAAAACTACATTTCAAGGACCAGTAAAATCTATTAATGGTTTTCAAAGTGTTGGAACTGGAAACTCTGTATCAATCGGAGCAGGTGCAACTTCTTTAACTGTTGATACACATGCTGGTAGAATG